CCAATACATAATTTTGAGTTAATGCGCAAGACATATTTTTGAGTATTAAAAAAGGGCGGGTAGTTTTTAGATACCCACCCCTTTTGGTTTAAGAATTTATTTTAATTAAGCAACTCCGCCTTCTTGCCAGTAAACGATTTCAGTTGGGAATGCATATTGAACACCCATTTTGAATTCAGCTACAAAGCGCATTTCGTCCGCCTCTTTTGCGTAGAACAACTCAAATCTTTCTTCCTCGTTTAACAAGTCAACTCCTAAGTAAAGGTTTGACATACGAGTAGCTACAAGCTTGTCAGTTCCGTTCAAACCATTAACCGCGATTAGCTTAACGCTAGTTCCTGGAATAACGATTTCAAAATCAACTGATTCAGCAGCGTAATGGAAAAGGTTAGCAGCTTTTAAAGCAACTGTATACATTCTGAAAGCATCCATTCCGGCGAAAATAACTACGTCACCATTTGCAACGATGTCAGCAGGAATCAAAGTATAAACCTCATCAACAGCAGCGATAATAGTTGAAGTTGTCAAAGCAGCTACGTTTCCAGGATTACCATCAATTACACCTGTAACCGGTACACCTGCCGGAGCTATGAGCTTCAAAAGACCATCAAATTTATTTAACTGTGCATTCAAAGACGTAGTATCGCCTTGCCACAGCCCAACTTCTAGAGCTTCACCAATAACGGCGATTTTCTTAGCTGAATACTCATCTGCAAATGGCATGTAATCGTAAGAAGAACCAGCACGTAAAGCCTTTTGAGTGTACTTAGCTTCGAATGACTTAGGACAAATAGACTCATTTACTTTAATCTTTCCTGGAGTCAAAGCTCTTTGTGTGAAAGCAGTCGTACCGCTTGAGCTAAATCCACAAGTTCCACCCGCTTGGAATACCGCATCGGTTTCCATAAGGTTAATTTTTTCAGATGACTTGATGCCTACCTGAACGTTTCCAGCTGCTTCGATAAGTCTAGCAGTCTTTGGCGCAAATACTAAAGAAGTAGCAAGTTGTTGCTCATTCTCTTTTACATAGTTAGTTAATCCGGTTAAATCTAATGCCATGATTTTTTAGTTTTTAATTGTTTGAAAAATGTTTTGTAATTTTTTGAAACTGTCAGCTTTTACGTTTTTGCTTTGCGCTAAGAACGTATTTTTTGGAGCTTGACTTTCAGGTGCTGACTCGATTGTCGCAAAAGCTTCCATGAATTCAATTAGCTTTTTTGTAACTTCATTTAGTGAACTTACTTTTGTTTCGATTTCAGTCATTTTAGAATTAAAAGCTTCGCTGATTTCTTGAAACTTAGCATCGTAATTTACAACGTCTGACTTCATTTCTTCAACAACTTCTACTTCCACCTCAACGTCTGTTTCTTCTTCAGGTGCTTTCACCTCTGCAATAATTCCGGCTTCTACGATTACTATCATAGTTCCATCTTCTAGTTCATGCTCACCAACCGGTGCAGGTACTTCACCTTCGTCTGTTACGATTGAGATAACGCCACCAACTTCTAGCTTGTCAAACTTGACAATAGTGCCATCCGCTAAAACGCCTTCCGCAAACTCCGTAACAACTTCGTTAGTAACAACCGCATCGTCTGAAAAGAGCAAACTTTTAATTTGGTCTAATGCTTCTTTTGCTTTCATACTTTTTGTTTAATAATAATTATATATATTTGATTTGATTTTATGCAACTTATATTCCGGCAGATTTTAGAATCTCTTTTATCTTAGCGACCATTATGTCTTCTTTCTTAACCGTATCGGAATAGCCGAAAATACCTTCCACGCTAAAGCCTTGGAATTCTCCGGACTTAACCTTTGCCCATATGTCTAAGTTATCGACTTTGTAACTTCCAAACCATGACCCGTCCTTTGCATCTTCAAAACCTTTGATAGGCATCTTACCCATTTCTTTATTTACTAGCCACGACTCAAACATAGTAACGCCACCGACCGCCTTATCGGGGTTGTGCATCTCGTTTACATTTGACTGATAGCCACGCTTAAAGAATTTTTCTGCAATCTTTTGAATCGTGTCAGAATCGAATACCACATAATGCTCACCAAACTCCTCATTATTTCGGTAGATAGGAACGTCCGCTAACATCAAAGCACCCGATAAGATTTGTTTATCTTCGCTCACGATTTCAAACTTTAGCTTTTCGTTAAATGCTAGGAAGTTCTTTTGAATTGCCGGTCTATCAACTAGAGCTATGTAATCGACTTCCGAATCGTCTTCCATATCGGAAGAAATAATTAATTTGTAAATTGGTAGTTCCATATCTTTAAATATATTAAATGGTTGCAGCTGCTTTTATTTTAGAAATTCTATCTTGTGAATCTGTTATGTCACGTTCAACAACGTAAGCCTTTATCGTTTGCTGGTTCTGTACGTTTACGTTTGCCGTTCCTATTGCTTGTGTTTGTTGTATAGGTACGCCCGATTGAATAGGAGCTTGAGCCGGAATAGCAGCATTAAAATTACCACCACTCGCACCGCCCCCGCTAGTAGGTCTTGAAACACCACCACCGCTAGAACCGCCACCTTTTACTTTTGATAAAATAGAACGGGCTTTTCCAACCGCTGCTAAAACCGCACCAATTTGTGTGGCATAAAACACAGGAAATGCAAACGCAGCTGCCGGTCCGGTAGCCTTTGCAGATTCTTGCGCTATTCTTAACCCGTTAGCAAAACCAACTCCAGTCTGTATTGCAATCTCGGCTAAACCTGCTGCTTTACTCGCTGCCGTACCCTCTTCAAATAACATACTTAACTGACCAAATACGGAAGCACTAGCCATTAAGAAAGCATCTTGTGCAACTAGCCTAGCTTCATAAGTTGTTTTGTCGTCTTCTAATTTCTTAGCGTTGTTTTCTCTATTTAACCTAGCTAAGAAGTCCGCACTATTAATTTCTCTTTCGGCTAAAGCTTGGTCTTTTTCAAGTTTTATTTCAGCGTTTGCTTCATCAATAGCCGTAAAGTCAGCAACTGCAGAAGCTTCCAAATCAAGTTCAAAATCTTTTTGTGCTTTCTTAGCTGCAGATTCCGCTTGAAGTCGTTTAACGTAATCATCAAACTCTTTTTTTATCTTTTCTTCATTTGCCTTTCTGTCTGCTTCTTGTTTATCAAATGCCGTTTTTCTATCTGCCGTTCTTTTTTCAAGTTCTGTTTTTTGCCTTGTAGTTTCTTGCGCATCAATTACGGACTTTTCATTTTTTAAATCTCTGAATTGTTTTAATTCATCTTCATTTAATCTACCTTCAGATTTTAATTTTGCTCTTAAAGTATTTAAATCATTTTCGGCGTTCTGCTTAGATAGCTTTGCAATCTCTGCTTCTTTACCTCCTTGTGCTTGAAGCAATTTAATACGTCTATCTATTTCCTCATTTGCCGATTTATTTGTTTTAGCAAGTTTATCATAGGCTCTGGATGCTTCGCTTGTAACTCCAACAAAATCAGTAATTTGATTTACTAGCTTACCAATAAATTCCCCAACCTTTGCAAGTCCTGGGATGAAATTTAAAACTACTTTTTTAACCGCTTCAAAATTAGCAATCAATAAACCTACTCCAACAACTAAAGCACCAATTCCGGTAGCTATAATTGCACCCTTTAAAGTACTAAAAGCCGTAACGACTTGAGTTTTAATAATCGCACCTAAACGATTGAAGTCTTTAGCACCATCCTTTACGGCAGATAAACCTTCCGATAAAGCTAAAGCACTTTGTACTTTCAATAATTGCTTTTCTAGTTCCGCGCTTTCAGTTCCGAATAAACCTATCGCGCCTTGAAGTCCGGCGTAACCAGCTGCCGTTGTTTGAAGAACACCGCTAAAGGCTTGAAACTTTTTACCTGGGTCAAATAAATCTGCCGTTTCTTTTGCTTCCTCTATCTTATCCCTTAACTGTGCAACCCCACGCGCTGCCTTTAAAGCTTCGTCCGAATAGTCGCCAAAATTTTCCTGTGCTTTTATTAGCTCAAGATTAGCTTCTTTTAATTGGGTCTTAATAGACTTAACGGAATTTTCAGTTTGTCCGGTGTCGGTGGTTACTTTAAACGCTATTTCTTCAACTGCCATTATGCTATTTTTAAAAGTTCTACTTTAGTCAATTCGTCACTTAATGGATTGTAACCATCAATTTTGTTTAGGTAATATAAACCGTTTTGAACCTTAATCAATTTCCTAAAATCCAGACCCATCATATCGACCGTATTTAATAAGAAATATAAGGTTACAAGTTTAACGTCTTTATTATCTTGCGACCCGATAAATTCTTGATAGTATTTCACGAATAAGTTATAAGCCGGATAAAACCCAATAGTCAAATAAATTTCTTTTGGCGGTTCAAATGCAAGGTCAAATAATTCCGTTGTGGTGCTATCTGCTAGGTAGTTATATAAATGCCCGAAATAAGGATATTCAAAATTCGTGTCATCAAGCAAAGTATCACCGTTATAAATTTCGTAATTAGTGCAAGATTTAACACCTCCGAAAAATACTAGTTTAGGGTTCGTCTTAATAATCTTGTAACTTCCATCTGGGTTTATGTCAAACATCGCCGGAAGTGCCATATCTACGTTAATAAACACGTTAGGAACTAAAGAAAAGATAAGCTCAAGTGCTTTGTCATCCTTGCTAAATTCGTTTCCGGTCGTATAGGTTTTATTACCGTATGCGCTATTATATTTGTTATTGTACAACTTTGAATAGTAGTCATTATCCGGCTTGTACTTAAAGCTCATTGTTTTAGGCAAAAAATCATTTGATGACTTAATCAAAAATCCTTTATCTAAATCCTTTTTACCATCCCAATCAATTACGGTATCGGTGTAAAAGTCGGGATAAGGTATAAACTCCAAATTAAATTCATTGTCTTTATCTTGAATTACATACAAGTTTAAAAGATTAACTATTGACTTAATGAAATCTGATTGCTTAACTCCGGTCGGAACGAATGACTTACCTTCAAAGGCTTTGCCATATAATGCTGGTACTTTTGCGGAGCTATCATAATTCGTAATTACTAGATTAGAAGATAATTCTATCTGTAATGTAGCCGTGCTTAAATCGCCACCAAGTTTACCACGAAATTCATTCGCTGCACCTGGTCGTAATACGAAAGTAAATTCGTAATTAAAAGAACCTACTCCCCCACTTATAGGATATTCGGAATAATTTTCAACTCCGGTGAATAAGTCTTTCATCCCGATTGAAAAGTTTAAAGGCTCGAAAGTATCGCGCGACCAAACAATCATTCCGCTAAAGGTTGCCTTAATATCGGAGCTTGAATTGTTTACTATGTAGTAATTCCCTAGTCCATCGTCCGCAAAGCTAAAGTAAGAAGGTACTAAACTCCCTGGGTCTAGTAATAAAGACTTGTAAAGATTGTCAATCGTTTGACTTTCTAAATCCGCACTTCCCAAATTGGAAATATAGACCGTAAAATTATCTTCATTGTTTAGCAAAGTCATCTTATCAAGATTGTTCACTTCCCAAAATGTAGTATTATAAGTGTAACCGGCTTCGGTCATTATCTTGTCGAATATCTCACGACAAAATAAGGTCGGTCTAAAGTTACTAACATCTATTTTGCTAGGTGTGGCATCTTTGAATTTACCGTAATTAGACAAAGCGTAAATATAATCAGTCCTTGTGTAACTTGCTTCGATATTTGTTAGGTTAAATACCTGATTAAATTCTGCAAGTTCTAAGTCGGTCAATAGCTTGTCACCTATGTTGCTAAAGAGGTCATTTAACGAACCGAATAAGGCGCACTCATATATTAGCTCACCGTTCAAATACTTTATCTCTAAGAGCCTTAAAACACCTGCAAAGA